CCCGGCGCTTCAGGCAGCTCTAGGTAAGGGAAGTCAGGTATTGCTTCCCATTCCATTATTTATTAGGGAACAATCCTGCAGTAACAAAAGCAACTACTTTGTCATCAACATCATTATCAGTTGATTTTGCATATGCCTTTAGAAGATCCAGAATAAGGAATTTAACCTTTTCTGATTTCATAAAGGAGAATAGGATTGGACGGATAAGAGTAATCATAGTTTTAAGATGGTTCTGTTGGCCAAGTAATAGTGTGTGGAAAACCTTCTGCTGATGGCAAGTCACGAAGAGCTGCACGATATGTAGCCCAAGCTGCTTTATCAGCAGTGCTATCAGCAAGCTGAGTCCAGTCAGATTCAGTTAGTTTGGTAGTGCGTGTAGCGCGTACAGCAGTAGCTGCTTTGCTATCAACACCAGCTTTGTAAGCGGCTTCTTGTTCAGCTGCAGTAGCTTCTTTAGTGTCAGTAAAAGTAGGACCAGCGATAAACTTAGTAAACCACTTGCCATCTACTTCTTCTACACCACTACGTGTACTAACACCATAAGGTGCAGTTACGGTTGCTGCAGGACCGTTAAGTACAACGTCATAGCCATAACTATCTAGAATCTCAGTTGTAATTTGCTTAGGGAAGCTTGTATTCGGTTGTGAGGCTTTGAACTGACTAACGGTAGTCAAGTCACCTGTTGATCTGTTTCTAATTTCCATAGTTAGTTATTATGTTTAAGCGATTGCAAGGAAGATGTAGGTACCGCCACTAGCATTAAGTGCATCAGGAGCGGATGAAGTAACGGTAAAGCCAGAACTCAACGGGTCGATGTAATCGGTGTTTGTAACTGGTGTTACATTGTCATTAAGCAATATGTACGGATCATTTCCACTAACAATACCTCGCGTTGAGTCCCAAATGTACCAATCACCGGTACTGTCAGTGCGTTTAATTAAGACAAAACGTGCACCTGCACTAAAACCGCAGTTAACATTAATTGCATTACCTGTTCCAGTGTAACTACTTACTTTACTGATGCCGGGTTGGGTTGCGAATAGGTAAGCAATAAAACTAACATTATTATCGTTGTAAAAGGTATGTGAAGGTGCTGAACCTAAATTAAGACCAGTACTTGAAGGATTAATCCATACCCCACCGAATGGCCCTTCGGCTGCATTACTATTTAAAAATATGTATGGATTAGTTTCTGTGAGGTCTTCATGCCAGCAGAGCCAGTCACCATTTGTACTACTATCTCTGTTTTTAATAATTACAAATTGAGGAGTTTTCCCTAAGTTGTGATTGCATGTTTGATTTGCTCCTGTGCCCGTATAAGCAACTAAATCAAAGAAGCCTGGGGCGCGTTTAAAGCACCAGTTAATTGTTGGAAAGCTAGAACCCAACCAACCGCCATACTCATAATTATCCTGTCCGCTAAACTTTATGTAGGTTCTGTGGTCTCCTTCAGCGTTGTCGACATCAGGATACAAACTTTTATTTGTTAGGCGAGTTGTTAAATAATTATTTGAAGTATAATTTGAATAGGTTGTAAGTACGATATCTGGTGGAAAGCCAACGCTAAGGGCACTTTCTGACTGATGTAAAATTGCTTTAAACACATCCGTACCAACTTCCGGCGGCTTATGTGGACGGCGGATTGCTATGTAGATGTAGGTTCCACCACTAGCATTATGGCCGTTATCATTTGCTGCTGGTTGGAACCCATTAGCTAGTAGATTAATTTTAAAGTTAACGTTTGAGACTTCAGCATTAGTAGACTCAGCTCTGAGGACATTTTCCAGTCCCCTCATGCTGTCATAAATTTGCCAAGCATCACCTACATCTGTACGTCTAATCATCACCCACTGAGGCTCAAATTCTAAGTTAATCACCGGCCCCGTAGCGCTTCCAGTCCCCGTATAATTTCCACACTTAATAATGCTTTCATTACCACCAGTGCCAAACGATTGATCGTCATGAGCAAAGACGTAGGCGACATAACTTCTACTATTAGCTGACGTATTTATATCCTCATTATTGCCAACAGTAAAATGTGTTGAGGTTGGATCCGTGTTGTTCCAATAAGCAGAGCTTGCATCAGTGGCTGCTGAGTTAGTATCCAGTCTTATTGCTTTTGTGTTACCCAGCGAACGGTGATAACACATCCACCCAGTACCACCAGTGCCAGCGACATAGCTTTTCACCATTATGAACCCAGGAACACTTCCTAAATTGTGAGCAATCTGTCTTCCTGATACAGAATTTCCTGTCCAAGTTACAATATCAAAAAATCCTGGCGCTTTGCGGAATGTCCAATGTACATAATCTCCATAACCACTTAGGTCTGTATAACCGTATGCATTATCTGAACCAGTTGTAAAACCGTCGGTGTTAAAAGAAGTAATTGTGTGAGGGCCTGTTACAGCACCACTTACGTCAATTTGAGGATTATTTGAATTGGTCGATAAAAATTTATTGATTCCTCTTTCTGTATCGTGAACGGCATAGCTGACGGATCCCGAACGTGCTTTAGACCAAATCATTCCGCCTTCTGTGGCAAGGTCAATTCCATTCGTAATTGTCTGTCCATTAGCACCATCTACTAAATACGTACTAAATACATCATCAACGTAAACCTTGTCTCCACCTGCTGCTGCACCTGCTGTAGCTAATACAGCTTGTTGTGTAATTGGATCCATATCAGTTCACATAATCAGCAAGAGCAGCACCGCGATACCGTGTGCCACCATCATCGGTGACAAAGACAAAGAGGTGGGTTTTACCAGCAGTAAGAGTTGGTGCAGTATCAGCAGGGAACTTAACGCTAGCTGGCCAAGTTACTGTTCCACTACTATGCGTAAGTTCTAAAGTAAATGAACCTACAGTTCCACTAGCAGGTGGGCTAGAAAAGGTAAATGTAGAGTTACCACTAATAGTCTTAGTAAAGTAATTACCAGTACTTAGATCAATATCAAGAGCACTGACGGCTTCTGCAGTTTGCTTATACGGACCATCAATAGCAATACCAGCATTCATTGTCTGAAGTGCAGTATATGTATTAGTAGTATCCCGTTTAGCTGTATCTGCATCATATGCTTGGATAGTAGTTCCAATATCAGCAATACTTGCGCCTGCTGGAATAGTTACCGTACCAGTAAATGTAGGTGAAGCGATATTAGCTTTACCACTGACATCAGGTACAGCAGCAGCAACAAACGCTGTAGTAGCTATCTGAGTGGTATTAGTACCGCTAGTTGCTGTAGGTGCTGCAGGTACACCAGTAAAAGTAGGACCAGCAAGATCTGCCTTACCTGAGATGTCTTGGGTTGAAGCGTCAACAAGGTTACTACCTTCTTTGACATATAGTTTGTCTTCATCTGTTGCATAGCAGATTTCACCTTCTTGGATGTCTGCTTTATTAGTATTAAGATTAGAGTATGTACCCCGTGCTACGCGCACAGGTGTTCTGTTAGTAGGTGTAGGCATTAGTCGAAAGATCCTCCGTCAAAAGTTTGTGATGTAGTTACAAGTGAACCGCCGGTATTAAAATTTCCAGCATCAATAGTTGGTGAACCACCATTACTCCAAGTCAATGCCCCACTACCATCAGTAGTAAGCACTTGATTTGCAGTTCCAGTGTCATCAGGTAGTGTCAGCGTATAACTAGCTGCTGCACTATGTGGTGGTCCTTTAATCTTGACACCATGAGAATTGTTCTCACAGTTAAGAGTGATCTGACCTGAGCCATTTGTTGAGTCACCAGTTACTACTGGTACGTTTTTTGTTAGATAACGATCTTCTGAATCATTAGCAAAGTAACTCATGAACACCCATGTGGTGCCAGAAGTTTGATATCTAAGTTTAACTGTCAATCCACTAGCACCTACAAAGCCACTAGGAAGGCTTGAGAGAGGGCTAAACGATTCAATACCTGTGCTATCACCAATCTCAACGTAATCGTTGTTAGAGGGGCTTCCAGGTATCGCTGCTACGTTAGCTACAAGCGTGAATAAGACAGCATT